ATCCCATACGTCACCTAGCATACGTTTAGCATATTGTACGTACCAATTATAATCTAGATCTTTAGGTATCTTCTTCGTAAGGTCCATCATTGGTTTAGCATTATCTGTCATTGGAACTTTACCATGAGTTCCTTTAGCATTAGGTGTTGCTCGATATAAAGGTGCACCATCTTCTTTTGTATAATACCATCTTGCAACTTTACCGATGAATTCACCTTTCCATGTACAACCACCGGTAACTTTCATTGCAGATACAAATTGTTTAATGTCTTTACATTCTTTAATTGTCTTTTTGATAGGTTTACCACTATTGATGAATTCACGAACAGCTTCAAAACATATAGGAGCTTGTACATTTTTATCAAGACCTTTACCTGGAGTCTTTTCACGATCAGCAAATACACCTTTAGATTTTACATAACCATCATATTTGGCAATATAGTTAGAAACATCTCTTGCATATAAGCCTTGATATTCTCCATGCTCCATTGTATAGCCTGAAGCAGCATCAAGTTCTGCTATAATTTCTTCAGCAAGATCAACATCTTTTCTACGACATAAATACTCAAGTCCATCTGTATTAGCAGAAATAACAGAGATGCCCACAGACTCAAACTTTTCAATAAGCATAAGAAGTGTAAGCTGACCAGTTATTGTTGTTTGTAAGAGCAGCTTAGGTGAATACAGTTTAGAATATTTAGATCCATATTTACCGAAACTCCCATTAATCGTAATCTTAAGTGAGTCTGCTGTAAGTTTATCACCGCTTTTCTTTGCAGCAATACGAGTTTCAACAATATTTCTATAAATCTTTAAGAATTTCTTACCAAGATGTTTGGGATATAGTTTGTTATTTAAAATAATATATGGATAATAAGAAGCATAATCTGCATTACGTACAACATATTCATCATCAGCTTCAACGGTTAAGTTTTTCTCTTGAGAATGTAAACCACCAATACCAATTTCATAAGTAGTATTACCTATTGTTAATGGTTTAAATGTCTCAGGCTTCTGAGGAGATCCTTTACCATCAAGTACAAATGTTGTCTTCTTGATCATTTTAAATATTTCTTTAAGTTGCTTACTTTCAAACTTAATATATTTCGGTGGATCATATTTAAAATGTTTCTGAGTTGGAGCATTTTCTACTTTACCACCTAATTCTGAAATAATAACAGCTTCAGCAATTTGTGCATCTGATTTAGAACGAAGATCAAGTCCATATTGCTTAGACATTTTTTCACGTAATTCAATACGATCAAGTGTAGCATCATATAAATCTTTAGTAACCATAAGGTCGTTTATACAGTAACGTTTAAGGTTTTCAACTTCTTTCTTTTTAATAGGTTTATCAAAATCAAGTTCATATTCCCATAACTTTTCAGATCCAAGTCTTGTTCCATATAATTTAAGACCAACACGAACACCTGGAGCTTGTTCCATTAAATCTATATGATCATAATCATAGTTCTTCTTAATCTTCATCATACGATAAAGCATATATGGTTTAACATTATCTTTAATAATAGCTTGAGATGCTTTATACATATTCTCTACACTTGCCCCAGATAGAGCATATTCAACAATTGGCATATCATAATTAATAGAGTTAAAACCAACAACAAGTTTAGTTAAGATCTTTCTAATCTTCTTTATCTGCTTAGGTTTAAATTTATCAAATGTTTCAAATGTTTTAACTTTGCCTTTTCCATTCATAAATGCAAAAAGAGCATAATTTGGAAAGATTTCTATATCAAAGATATTCATTTAAGCAGCTTTTTATATAACTTACGTGTAGCTTTAATATCAGACATTGCTTCATGAGCATCATGTTTAATTTTAAAATGTTCACATGCTTCTACTAATTTCATACCACCATCATAAAGACCTTGTTGTCTTTTAATTTTTAATAAAGCAAAAACATCAACATTATACCAATGAAAATAATTAGTAAAATTAATGATCTTAGATAAGAATTTAATATCAAATTTAACGTTATATCCACCAACAGTTAATTTTTCATCTTTATGTTTATCTAAAAATGTAGTTACTTTTTTAACCACATCTTCTTTAGATGGATATGATTGAATTTTTTTCTTAGTAAGCTTATTTACTTCTAAAGCGTATTGACTAAATTTAACCTTACCTGGGTTCATTTTAGTTTCAAACTTATCAACTATTTTACCATCAACCTCAACTAGCATTGCTATTTGAACTATTCCATTTTCATTTGGATTTAGACCTGTTGTCTCTAAATCTAACCATATTGTTTTATTCATAATGTCCGTCCTTATATTTTCTAAGCATGATCTGAAAAGTCTGACATGAGTTCCAATCTGGCTCAAATGCTAATCCGTCATCACCATGAGGCAGCCCGAAGGCTGACTTAGCTGAAGATTGATCTAAATATATTTACGAAAAAATTATCGCTTTTATGACGTTTACAATAATTTTCACCTTTCTTAACGAATGAGTTACACTTTTTGCAGTGTCTATTATATTTAGCAGCCATGGTTAACTCTTCTTTTTCTTTTTTTTCTTCTTCTCTTTCTTCTCTTCAACACCTGGTTCAAGATTAGTATCGAAGTTTTCAAAGTCACCATCGTCTTGTTCTTCAAAGCCTGAGTCTTCAATATACTCTTCAAACTTAAGGATCTGAATACCATTTAACCATAGTGTTGCACCATAATCTTTTTTACCAGTATAGATTGTAATCTTACCAGAGATAAGACCAACAGAACCGTTACCGATTTTTGTACCATCAGGAAGTGAAACACGTTCATTTTTGTGATTAAACAAATTGATCTTACGAGTATCACCTGACTCAAAAGTTGTTTGAGTTTTAAAGTTAAAGCGAACCATATCTTTAGGAATTTTATCACTATCTTTATGAGTACGATAAGGAAGTGATCTTAACTTATGAGATTTAGAAGGTTGATTATCTTCTAAGAATTCATCAATTTCACTCATAAACAGTTTAGCTTCTTTTTTAGGAACATCAACAGTTGCAACATAATCATAACCGTCGCCGTCATAGTTTTCTTTACCTTGACCAGTAATGTTTACATATAATAATGAACCTTTAGGGCTTGTAACATAGTCGTTCTTTTTAATATGAATACCTTCAGACATAACTATTCTCCCTTCGCTTTTTTGATAAGCTTTTTAGCTTCTTTATAATCAGCATGATCTTCATCCATACCTTTAAGAACTTTTTTAGCTTTTTTGATTTTACCATCTACAAGATAAGCAGCAATTTCATCAAGTTCTGGATGACCTTCAGCAATTATATCTTTAGATTTTTTCTTATCTTTTTTAGGTTTCTTTTCAGTAACCTCTTCATCAGCAGTATCTTCAGCTTCGTCTTCTTCAGACTCTTCTGGTTCACCATCAGCAGCAGCTTCACCGAAGTAAGCTTCCATTGGAGCATAAAATGTATTTAAGAACTTATCTGTAATACGGTTTGTCTCATCTATAATAGATCCATCTTCATGAAATATAACATCTTCACCATCACAACCACCGATAACATCATTTTTGAAGTTATATAGTACATTGTCTTCAACACGTTGAGGTAACATTAATGCTAAAGCATCTTTCTTATCCCATGATTTCATTAAATCCATACGTGACTTAACAATGTTTCCCATTGATTTAACTGATCTATATCCTAATTTTGCCATTTGGCGTCCTTTGCTCATTTGAGACTTTTATTATTTACAAGCGACATATTCGTTTGCATGAGAGTATTATAGAATAAGTTTGTTTAAAGTTTTATTAAAGTACAATCAAATGAGCAAATTATGTAAGTAGCTTGCTTTAATAATTCTTTAAACAAACTTTGATTATAATTCTTGTATACATTAATTAAAAGGATGGGTTATGGGAAAGAGTTATATTGCAGATATGCATGGCGAGAAAATTTATGATTGTTATATAAATGGTTCTAAGCATGGATTTGTTGAAGCTAAAAATGAAGAAGCAGCTTTAGAGAAAGCTATTTTTAGATTTGGTATGGAAGTAGATATAGTATTAAGGAAAGAGTCATGAATAATATTAAATTTGTGACAGGGTTTGCTGGATCTGGTAAGTCAACTGAGCTTGCTGCAAGAGCAACAAAAGAAACATTGGTTGTGACACCTACTCATAAAGCTGCTGAGGTGTTAATGAAGAAAGGTATTATTGCGTATACTATACATAGTGTTTTAAAGTTAGTTCCTACTATTAATCAGAATTTCCGTAAAGGTCAAAAGATGAATAGTTTAAAGATGGTAGGAGATACTGATCTACAATTTATAAACGATATATTCATAGATGAGTTTAGTATGATCAATACAGATATACTTGATTTGCTGCTTGAAGTCATTCCTGAGCATTGTGAGGTAACAATTTTTGGTGATCCATATCAACTTCCACCAGTAAGTGGAAAGAGGATCAAACCTAAGAAGTATTCTAAAGATATTCATGAGTTAACTACACAACATAGATCAGAAGCTCCTGAAGTTGTAGATACATTTATGGAATTTGTAAGTTATTTAAAAGGTGGCTGCAAAGGTAAATTACCTAAAATCAATCTTCCTAAAGGTGATCTAAGTAATTTTGATCCATTAACTGAAAGAGCTTTAGCATATACTAATAATAAAGTTTTACAGATGAATGAAGAGATTAGAACATACTGTGATCCTACAAATGAAATAACATTAAATGGCCATGAGACAGAAATTGTAAATACTCCAGGACAATACTATACATTTCCTAAGATGATGAGTAAAGGTAAAATACAACATGATCCAGATACATCTGATGCTATATTAGAAAGCATTAATAAATTCAATATAGATCTAAGTGAGTATAATCAAACAGTTATTGAAGATGGTCTTGTTTGTTTCGTTGATAATAATCACTATGAGAATAGTAAAAGATTTAAAAAAGATGTTGAGAAATTTCAAAACTTAGTTATTAAAGAAAACAATTTAGATGATAAAGTTGATCTTACTAAATGGTGTAAAGTTAATCGTGCTGCCAAATATGTAAAAGAACGTGGACGTGCCTGGAGTAACTACATGAACCATAAGGATTTAGTGTTTGATATTAGATCTAGATTTGCTTCAACAGTTCATAAGAGCCAGGGGCAGGAGTTTAAAACTGTTTATATAGATGTAAAAGATCTTAAGAAATGTCCAGATAAGGAAATGTATGCAAGATTATGTTATGTTGCATTGTCAAGAGCTATTAAGAAGGTGGTAATATTATGACTGATAAACAGAAACATAAGAAAGATATTAAGTTATTAGAACTTGATGGTAAACCAATTATAAAAAGTATTTTTCTATGTAAAATTATAAAATGGTATAGGATGGCAATAAAGTTATGAAAAAAGCCTATAAAGATCTAAGAAAAAATCTTAAGAATAAGTTTAAGAAGTTGCCATATAACGGTGAATACTGTACTGTTGGTAATGTTGAGCATTGGATTAAGCAGCATTGTAAGAAATATTCTAAAGATCATTTTGTTATTGTTTGTAACATTATGGGTTCAGTTCCATATCCATATCAAGAGAAAGATCGTAAGAAAATTCTTAAGTATTTGAAGAAAAATAAGAAATTTGTGGTATAATTCTTATGCGCCTCGATAACGCACTCATATATACCTATCCTTTATTAGCTAGGTCCGACATAGCCTAGTTAATAAAACTTTAATCAAAACTTAAATATAATACAAATCAAGCATTTAATAAGGCATCATCTGGGTTAGGCAACTTCCCATGGCTCTCCTATCCAATGATGTCGTATTAAGTGTTTCAAAAGAGCCATGGAAACTCTATTAAGCACTAATCAATTTTAAAGGTTAGACATTATGCAAATCACTGTAGTCTCAAATAATAAAGGTAAAATGTGTAAAACATATAATAAGGACCTGACCAAAGATGGGTCAAGTCAATTATATGAAGGTAACTATAAAGTTATCAAACTATCATCGTTAGAACAAATAGGTATAGTGAAACAAAAGTTAAAATCTAATCAAGCCATTATCCTTGGAACACCTGTTGAAGGTGATGGTGAAGGCAAGATATATAGTAGAAGTAATCTAAAGTCAGATGGTATTACACGAACTAAAGACATGTTTGAGAATAAGTCAGGTATTATTATGTTTGACTTCGATCTTCGTGATTACACAGATATAACTTTAGATCAATACAGAAATATGCTTATTAAATGTGATCCTCAATTAGAGAATGCTGAGATGTTCTTAACATATGGATCATCAGCAGGTATAACAAACGGTAAAGATGAAACAGGTTATGGAAGTGTTCATGCTTATTGTAGAATAAATAAAGAAATGTATATTAAAAGTTATTCTGAAGCATTATTCAATAATGGACTTAACGAAGGTTTCGGTGAGATCAAAGTAAATGAAAAAGTTTTCAGAGGATATATTAATGGTATTGTCGATCTTGCTTTACTCAAAGGTGATCCTAGTCGTATTATATATGAAGCACTGCCGATATTACATAAGAAACTTAAACGTATAGTTCGTGATGATCTCTATTATCCAGGTGGTGTTATAAACGGTGGATTAGTTCGTAAGACAAACATCAATACAACATATCAGAGTAAAGTCAATGATATAATACACAATCTTAAGAAAACATATAAATCAACTAGCAAAGATCATAAAGACATTAAGAGACGTAATATTGAACGTACTAATCAGATCTATGGTAATGAAAAGCTTATATTAAATGATGGAACTACTATTAAGGCCCGTGAGATATTAGTAGGAAACTATGTAGACGTTTCTATGCGTGATCCTTTTGAGCCTGAGAAAGGTATGAATAAGGCAAAAGTATTTGAGTCTCTTGATCTTACTAAAAGGCCAGCAATGCACTCTTTTGTTCATGGTGGACAAATGTATTATTTTCATTGTGATCTTAAGTCTATTCCATTCATTGTAGAAAACATGGACGAAGAAGACGTATTCACTATTATCAAGCGTGACTTCAAAGGATATATGTTAGATAAAGCAATCAATATCCTAGTCGATACTATGGACAAGACAAAGGGTGCAATAAAAAAGTACTTAAAGGAGTCTGATTACAGTACAGTTAAAGATATAAATGTTACTGATGATGGCTTCAATGACGAAGAAAAAGTAGACAGTGAACAAGAACGTGCATGGAAGCAGCTTAGTGATAACACATTCTACGTAACAGAAGGCAAACACCCATTATATGTAGAAATAGATGAAGATGGAACAATACATCTACAAACACCTATGAAGCTAAGAGAGACTTATAAAGAATTCAATACTAAAGACAGCGATTTTATTACTGATTGGATAGAAGGTGGTTATCGTAAGAAGATACGTGGAGTTCGTTTCGATCCAAGTAAAGATCCTAAAGATATTATGGACAATGGTTACTATAACTTATGGAAAGGTTTTGCTTGTGAGTCTATCGAAGGAGACGTTCAACCATTCATTGACTTCACAAGAGATATAGTAGTAGGTGGAGCTGATAGTAAAAGTCTCGATAATATAGATATGCTTGAATTTATGCTTGACTATCTTGCTCATATTGTACAGTTTCCTGAGAAGAAAGAAGGTATGGCATGTGTTCTTAAAGGTAAGAAAGGTGTAGGTAAAGATACTTGGATAGGAGCATTCGCTTCATTATTCGATAGAAGTCATTATATTACTGTAAACAATATGGACTCGATCACTGGAAGATTTAATATACATCTTCAGAACTCGATCGTCTGTAATATAGGAGAGGCTTTTTTTAGTGGTAACCATGCTGCAGAAGGTGCATTAAAAACTCTGATCACTGAAAACGAAATGCATTATGAACAAAAAGGTATAGATGCTTTTAGTGGTAATAATTTTTCTAGAGTATTTATGTCTACCAATCTTGACTGGGTAGTGCCAGCAAAAGGTGACGATGAAAGACGTTATATAGTATTAGAAATGAGTGACAAGTATCGTGGTAACCTAGAATATATGGATAAGTTCAGAATATGGTTAAATAACGGTGGACGTGAAGCATTACTTCATTTCTTAATGGAGCGTGAAATTACTCATAAAATGTATAAAGCACCTGAGACAACTGCATTGGTTGAGCAGAAAGAGCAAGGTCTGAATAAACTTGAAGAATGGTTATATAACTGTTCAATGAGTAATAAGATGTTAGGAGATAGCTGGGGCAATAAATTCTTTGATACAGAGGTTCATCCACATACAATGTTTGAAGCTTATAGTATACATTCTAAAGATAAGTATGCAGGTAACGTAGCTTCATTTAGTAGAAGAGTTAATGAAATGGCTGATCCTAAACTTGTAAGACGTCATGATGGACGTATGAAGTTATTCAAGAAGAGTCGTTTCATTAAGGCTTTTAAAGATAAAACAGGGATTTTAATAAAGAAAGACGATTTAGGGAGTCTATAATAAGGAGTCCTCATTTTTAAAACTCTACATTTAAAGGAGCCTCATTTTAAGGGCTCTTATATAGAACTCTCTACAATTATAGAAGCCTCTTCGTTCAATCTTTAATCGATCTTTAAACATCTTGTGTCTCGTGTTTGTGTATGTCTAACTTTTGAAATTCACCACGCTCTATATCAACGTTTTTGAATAACTGCAAATTGATATATTACAAAATTGAAAATAGAGACATACACACACAGAGACACAAGGTTAAATAAGGATCTTTAAATGCATTTAATAAATCTTTAAACAAACTTTAAATACAATATAGTTATAACAAATAAGGAGTCTTAAATGGCTAAAAAATATAAATTAGATACAGAAGATACAATTGAGTATTTTGGAAGAACGTTAACACGTATTATTTGTGTAACAGCATTTTTATCAGTTAGTGTGGGTGATAAAGGCGGTTATATTGAAAACAATGAAAACCTTTCGCAAAATGGTGACGCATGGGTTTATGGTGACGCACTGGTTTATGGTGACGCACAGGTTTATGGTAATGTACAGGTTTATGGTGACGCACGGGTTTATGGTGACGCACAGGTTTATGGTAATGCACAGGTTTATGGTTACGCACAGGTTTATGGTAATACACAGGTTTATGGTTACGCACAGGTTTATGGTTACGCACAGGTTTATGGTTACGCACAGGTTTATGGTAATGCACAGGTTTATGGTGACGCATGGGTTTATGGTGACGCATGGGTTTATGGTGACGCACGGGTTTATGGTGACGCACAAATCCTTTGGATTAGTAAAATAGGATCTGATTTAGGAACTTTAACTATATACAAAACAGAAAAATCTTTTGAATTAACAAGAGGTTGTTTTAGAGGTACATTTGAAGAATTTAAAAATGCTGTAGGTAAAAAACCAGAAGATTGTAACTATAGATTGGAATATGAAGCTTTATATCCTTTAATTGAAATGAGATTTAATTAATAAAACTTTAAACAATTATTGATTATAATTACAAAAACTAAGGAAAAAGATTATGGCTAAAAAGCATATAACATCTGCTGATCTTGTAATAGATCACGGAGATGAGATAAAAGAACTATATGATAAGGGTATGACTATTACTAGACTTGTAGAAAAGTATGGTTGTGCACGTAATACAATGACAACTACACTTGTTAAACTTGGATATGATGGTCCGAATTGGACAAAAAAAGATGAAGCATAACTTCAGCTCAGGAGCTAAGAAAGATCTTCTAGTTATATTTTTTGTACGTTCATTAATTCATATCGCTTTAGATATGCAAAAGGATGAAGCAGAAGGTACTATAGCTCGTGATAGAGACAATAAACATTATAAAGAGAATAAACGTATTGACAAACGATTACAACGTCTTCTAGATACAATAGAAGAAACTGTTAATGAAATTCCAATACCTCTTATGAGAACGTTGTCTGTATGGATCAATAAACAATTAGCTTCTAAAGTTAAAAAGGTTATTGAGAAGTTATCTCATAAAGAAGTTCAATTAGAGATGTTAGCTCTATGGGTTTTATTTGCTAATTTTGAAAATCGTAAAGTATTGATGGAAGTCTATAAGAAATTTGAAGATCCTTCATTATATTTTGATGATGTTGAATTGCTTATGAAAGTTGGTGTATCTGATGATACAAATGGAGATATGTTTTTATTAGCATATGATGTAGTAGGACAAATTAAATCATGAAAATCGAAGTTACAGATCTAACAAATCTATTTTTAGTTATAGAAAATGTAGTTAATGGTCGTAAGATACCAACAATGCAAAAGCCTAAATGGATTAGACTATTACAAACTGTTGCCAAAGCTGCTTACGATATTGGTAAGAATGGTAAAGCGGATATTGATATATGACACTAGTTTATTCAATACTTGTTATAGGAGCTATTGCTTCTGTAGGTAACTTTGTGTTACAATCTTATTGGTTTTATGTTACAGTTCATAAAAAGGATTAATAATGAACGTAAGAATATTAATGGTTAAAGATAGCCTTGCTAAAGCTACAGCAATATATATTCTTAAAGAGTTAAAAAATGATATAAAAGAGATAAGTAATGGCCAAAAAATTAAGTAAGAAAGAAAAGAAGTTTTGTAAGTTATACATCAAAACTCGTAATCATTTAGATACTAAGCTTCAACTTGGCTATGACATCAATCTAAATAAGAAGCATATCCGTGAATATATACAGGCATGTCCTATTCCTACTGATTTTGAAATACCTAAAGATCCTATTCTAAGAACACTATATGCTATTGCAACATTTGATCCACTATCTATGTATGATGATAAAGGAGACGTTAAACCTCTTAAGTCTCTTACTGATGAACAACGTATGGCTTTAAGATCATATACAGAAACAAATTCAGGTGCACATTTTACTATACATAATAAGCAGCAAGCATTAGAGTCTCTTATGAAACATAAAGGATTATACGAGAAAGACAATGATCAGAAGAAGCCTGTTATTGCACAGCAGCTTAACTTTAATGATCTATATAGTAAGGATGATAAATGAGCAAATTAAAGCTTAATCCAAATCTTAAATATGTATGGACTACTAAAGCTGATTTAAAGATCATCAAAGGTGGTCGTGACTCTTCTAAAACGCATGACATTGCTGGATGGTCCATATATCTTGCACAGAAATATAAAGTTAAATTCTTATGTATTAGACAATTTCAGAATAAAATTCAAGAGTCTGTTTATGCTGTACTTAAATTAAAGATTGAAGCTGCAGGTTTGGAAGATCAATTCCAATTTTTAAAATCAACAATACGACATAAAGTAACAGGTACAGAATTCTTCTTTTATGGTATGAATAAAAATACTACTGAAATTAAAGGTTTTGAAGGCGCTGACGTATGTTGGATTGAAGAAGGTGAAGGTCTGACAGAAGAACAATGGTCTATTATTGAACCTACAATACGTAAAGAAGGATCTGAAATTTGGATCAGCTATAATCCACGTATGGCAGAAGATTTTATAGAAACATTTAAACATGATCCAGATAATGGTGTAATAGTAGTTCAAATTAATTATGACAAAAATATTTTTTTAAGTGAAACATCAAGAAGAAAAATTTTACGTTTAAAAGAAAAAGACTATGAAGAATATGAACATGTCTACTTAGGTATTCCAAGACAAGACAATGAAGAGTCAATTATAAAACGTAGTTGGTTAGAAGCTTGTGTAGATGCTCATAAGAAGTTAAATATTGTACCTTCTGGTCAAAAGGTTGTTGGATTTGATGTTGCAGATGACGGTGAAGATAAAAATGCTCTAGTGAAACGACATGGTCAATTATGTGAACATATAGAAGAATGGAAAGCTGCTGAAGATGAACTTAATAGAAGTGCTAAAAGAGTTTTCAATTATGCCTTAAAAGATAGATCAAGAATTGTTTATGACTCAATAGGTGTTGGTGCTTCTGCTGGTAGTAATTTTAAAGACTTTAATATTGAGACTGGTGGATCAGTTCATAACCTCATCTATAAGAAGTTTAATGCAGGTGCAGTCGTAGAAAATCCTGATAGAAACTATAAAGATACAGGGATCAAGAATAGAGATTACTTTGAAAATCTTAAAGCACAAGCCTGGTGGGATATTGCTGAACGTTGTAAAAAAACTTATAATGCTGTTACAAAAGGTGACGACTTCAAAGAAAGTGATATTATCTCTATAAGCTCTGATATTAAGCTACTTAATCAATTAATAAGTGAATTATCTACACCTAAACGTGATTTTGCTAAGTCAGGTAAGATTAAAGTTGAGTCAAAAGATGATCTTAAGAAGCGTAAAGTTAAATCACCAAATGTTGCAGATGCTTTTGTTATGTCATATTATAATTTAAGATCTTCAGGCGTAGATGCTATGCTTGCTTAAAAAACATGATATAATTGTCCATTATAAAATAAAATAAAATAACATAAAATAACATAAGGAAACATCATGTCTCATTATACACTAGAACAAGCACTAGATAGCGAGTTAGATTTTAAAATAATGATGGGCAGAGTTCCAGGCTTTAGAATTGTCCATAAATTCGGAGCAATGGAAGATGCAAATACTACATTGAGAGACGTATGGTCTTTTCCATTTGATAAAACTTATGCAACAACTGGCGTAATATTATATGCATGGTCAACTGCAGCAGATGTAACAGAGATGACAATAACTGGACTCGATGAGAATTGGGCAATAGTAACAAAGGTTGTAACTCTTACAGGTGTTACTCCAGTAACACTTCCAGGGTTATGGACTAGAGTTTTTAGAGTTAGAAATGAAACTCCACTTGCTCATGTAGGAACTGTTTACTTTTCAAGAGGTGTTACAAACGCTCCAGGTGTTCCAGTAGTAGGAGAAGCAGAAGCATCATCTCTTCCATTAACTCAAGGCTCACAAATGTGTCATTTTACAGTACCTGCAGGCCATACATCATTTGTTAAGAATTTCCATATATCTACTACTAAAGGAAAAGATGTAAGAGCTTATGGGTTTCATAGAGACTTCGGTGGAATATTTAATGCAGAAGATATATTATCTACATATCAAGCATCTGACACAAAACCTCTTCCATATTTACCATTCAGTGAAAAATCAGATTTCGTTATAAGAGGTTTATCAGATGTAACAAACACTTATATAGGCGCTACGTTTGATTTAATATTAGTACAAAATGATCCACATCTAACAGCAGTATAAAGGAATTATGTAATGGTTGACGAATTAGAACAAGCACAAGAGATAATACAGGTTAAAACAGAATTACATTCTCTTGCCAAATCTTTTTATAGTTTCGTAGATGAGTTTAAGACTTATCGAGATAGATCAGAACCTAAACCAATAAGCATAGCACAAATGTTAGGTGGAGTAGTAGCAATACTTACAATACTTACAATTATGTTTGGTTCAGTTATATATGTTGCGAACTCATCCAACGCACCATTATTAACACAGATGGCTCAGATAACACAAGTTATGACTAATATTCAGAATAATACAATGCAGAATGCTAGTCAAGGACAATTGTTAAATAAGGAATTATCTGGTGTATCAAAAAGTGTTAAAAGTAATGAAGAAACATTACGATGGATAATTTTTACAGAGAACTTACCCAAGCAAATAACACATATTGAAGAAAAAATGAGATCACTTGAAGAAAACTTCAAACAGCACTCACATCAAAAAGGAGATACAAAATGGTAGCACCTAAACCAAGACCGGCTCCAAAGCCAATATTACCACAATCAAGATAGATAATGAAAACAGTATACTTATATAGAGAACCTTCAACAGATGAAGGTACATTTGGTTATATAGTATATCGCGGCGATTACTGGCATACATTAGAATTACCTGATAGAGATAACCAAAGAAGCATAAGTTGCATACCATTTGGTGAATACATATGTGTTGTTAGATATTCTCCTAGATTTAAACGATTAACATTCTGGTTAACAGATGTTGAGGGTAGAACATTTATCCTTATACACGGAGCCAACTTTGCAGGTGATGTAGAAAAAGGTTACCAAAGCCACCTTAATGGTTGTATAGCATTAGGTAAAGGTAGAGGTAAGATCAAAAACAAATTCGGAAAATTCCAAAGAGCTGTTCTAACAAGTAAGTTTGCAGTAAGTCAATTTATGGACAGAATGGAAAATGAGGAATTTAAACTTATAATAAAGGAGTTATACAATGGATAGTATAATTACATTTTTAAGCAGTGGACCAATGGGTTTACTTTTCGGTGGTTTAGGTAGTTTAGCTACAGGTTGGCTTAAGTTAAAAGGTGATCGTGAGAAGAGAGAATTCGATTTAAAAGAAGCTAACTCAAGAAGAACTCATGATCTTTCTATGATCAATGCTACAACTGAGGCAACTATAAAAGAGATTGAAGCCAATGTTGAACGTGATCAAATACTTATGGATGGTCAAGCAGATATTGAAGAAAGTAAAGGTAGAAATGAAGCTATCTTGAAACTTTCAGATAATTTTGTTAAACCAGATCTTGTAGATAAGATGATGTTTAATACTAATAAAATTGGTATATTCTTCACTGGACCTTTAGCATTTATTATAACGTTTGTTCATTCATCCATTGATGTTCTTAGAACTTCTGTAAGACCTGTTGCAACATATGCTTCGTTGATGTTTAGTTTCTATGTTACTAAAATAGCATTAGATATGTATACAGCTTTAAGTGTAGTACCAACATCTGATCAATTATTTGATATAATAATGACAATGCTTACATTAGTAAAGTTTATTACAAGTTCTGCTTTCGGTTTTTGGTTCATGGACAAGTCAATGAGTAGAAAATTTCAAGATAAACATTAAGGATATATTATGGCTAAGAAAAAGAATATACTGGTAGCAGTTGATGGATTTGAAAATTTATTGACTGGGATGGGTACTTCTAAAGATGCTCAAACATATATGAACTTCAAAAGAGGTACATTACTTAGTCAGAATTTAGAATTTATATCTTCATTATATTCACAAAATTGGTTAGCTGCAGCTGTTGTTAATGTTCCTGTTGATGACATGACACGTAATTGGATTGAGATCTTAGATGAAGACGAAGCTAAAGAAGAAGTTCTTGAAAAAGAATTAAGTCGTTTAGGTGCTAAAAAGAAAATCAATCAAGCATTGAAATGGGCTTCAGCTTATGGTGGTTCAATTATTATTATGATGATTAATGATGGTCGTGATATGTCAGAAGAACTTACATTATCTGCTATCAGAAATAAAGGTATTAAGAACCTTATTGTATTAGATCGTTGGAGAATAACAGTAGGACCAATAGATACTAATCTTCTGTCATCAAATTTTGGTTTACCTGAGCATTACCTTGTATCAAGAAATGGACAACAAATACATCATTCTAGAGTACTTCGTTTTGATGGTGAAATTACATCAATAGAAGAATTTGAAAGAAATGGTTATTGGGGATATTCATCATTTGAAAAAACTTGGCAGCCAGTTAGTAATAGTCAAGGATTATCTTTAGAAATTGCTGGAATGACTAAAGAAAGCAATATTGATGTTTATGGTATTGAAGGTCTAAATGAAATGATTGCAATGGGACCTGATGGTGAAGCTGCTGCAACAAAACGTTTAACTATTGCTCATCAACTTAAGAGTTATATTAATGGTATAGCATTAGACTCAAAAGATACGTATGAGAAAAAATCAAATACATTTTCTGGTCTTGCCGAACTTGATGATAAATTTTTATTAAAAGTATCAGGAGCTTCAAGAGTTCCTCCATCAAAATTATTAGGTAAACAAGAAGCAGGTTTAGGTGATACTGGACAAAGTTCGTTAACTAATTACTATGATGATATTTCAGGTCGTCAAGAGAATGAAATGACTGATCCAATTCAAACATTGTTAAATGTAATTTATGCTTCAGCATTTGGTCAGCCAAGAGAAATTGCTTTTGAATATTGCCCTTTATGGCAAATGAGTCAAGAACAACAAGCAAATATATCTCGTACAAATGCAGATCGCGATGCTGTATATATAGATAGAGGTGTTGTATCTATTGAAACTGTGCAAAAACAATTATCATCTGATCAAGTATATACTAATATAGAAGAAGATATTAATGGATCTGATGATTTATTTAATGGTGGATTTGAAGAAGATCCTGCGGATGAAACTGACACATTCCAGGATCTTGAGAACTAATCATGAAAATTGATATAGCTGAAATAGCAAAACAAAATGGTAAGAAAGGCACTGCTGAAATAGCAATAAAGCCTATACCTAAAATAGAAGCTGTTCAATACTTTAAAGAACTTAATAAGTTAACAAAAGCAATGCGTGAAGATGTTAAAAAAGAATTAATGCCTTTACTTAAATCTTTAGAAAGTTCTTACGCAACCGATGGATATGCTGATCAAATATCACAACTTATTAGAAGATTAACTTTAAAGTATCAGAATATCGCAGATCTATTTGGCAAATCAACTGCACAGAAAATGGTTGCTAGTGTATCTATGAAGAATGAAAAAGCTTTTAATGCATTAGTTAAACGTTCTGTTGGCGTTGATCTTACTGAGATAATAGCTGATGAAGGATTGAATGATTTTCTTGAAGCTCAAGTTAACAAAAATGTTACTCTTATAAGAAGTATACCAGATGAATATTTTAAGTCTATAGAAACTGTTGTTATGAATGGGACAGCTAATGGATTACGCTGGGAAGCTATAGCAAGAGAGATTGGTGGAATTAAAGACATATCATCAGTTAATGGTAAACTTCAAAATCGTATAAAACTTATTGCTAGAAATGAAACATCTAACCTCAACGCTTCTATTAATAAGAAGAGACAAGAAAATTTAGGTATCACTCAATTTAGATGGGAAACTTCTGAAGATGAAAGAGTAAGAGCAAGTCATGCTAAATTAGATGGTAAAGTATTTGATTGGGATGATCTACCGGTTGTTGATGGAGTTAAAACTTCTCCAGGTCGACCTATTAATTGTAGATGTGTAGCTATTCCAGTAATTAAGATATAATAACACAAAGGATTTATTATGAAAAAAGTTTTATTATTATTAAGTTTGGTTGTTGCATTATTGGCTGGTAAATGTGAATACTATATAGACTCATATACTAAGAATACAAAGAAAGTAAAACTTGATCTGATGAGTTCAAAAACTTCATTATATGCTGGATTAGCTAAAAATGATTTAATCAATATGTTAGTTGAATGTAATGTAACTGGAAAAGACTATGAAAAAGGTATGGTTAGATTAAAAGAATTAGATAGCTATAGAAGATATAAAGGAAACTAAAATGCCAAAAAGAAATATAGCAACAGATAATTCTAATTTGTTATCTAATAAGATAGATCCTCATACTGGTTTTCTTCATGTTAAAGTAACGTTATGTCGTTCAGGTATTCAAGAATACGTTGGTCGTGAATTAGGATTAACGGGTAATGATGCTGGAAAGATGTTTAATGTACTAAGACCTCCTGAAGAAGTTGTTAAAAAAGAAAGTTTAGATACATATAAAAATCTTGTTGTAACAGATGAGCATCCACCTGAAAGATGGGTTGATACTGAAAACATTAAATTTGTTCAAAGAGGACAAGTATCTAATATTGATGTAGGTAACTCTAAAGACAACGAAATTCATTTAGATGGCGAAATGGTTGTAACTGATCAAGGGTTAATAGAAAAAGCACAAAATGGAAAAGTAGAAGTTTCATTAGGTTACGCTTTTAAATTAGTTGCAGAAGATGGTGTATATAATGGAACACCTTATCAATATAAATATGTTGATATGATAGCAAATCATCTAAGTATTGTTAGTAAAGGACGCTGTGGGCCGTCATGTAGTATAACAAATGATAAAAAACATGGTATAATTGTCGATGCAAATAAAATACAACAAGGAGTTCCTGTGAAGGTTAAGATTAATGGAAAAGAATTCGACGTTTCTGATGAAATTGCTGAAGCTTTAAAAGCTGAACGTAAATCGTCTACTGATGAAATGGACGAAGTAAAAAAGAAAGTTGAGGATGAGGCTGATAAAGTTGAAGAAACTAAAAAATCTAATGATGCTTTACAAGCAAAAGTGGATACTTTAGAAGTTAAACTTTCAAAACCAACTGACTCACAAATGAGTGATGCAGATCTAAACATAATGGTAACAGATAGAGCTAACCTTGTTGCTTTCGCAAGAGGTGTAATAGGTAATGATAACATGCCTGATACAACTTGTCCAATGGCTATAAAAACTGCTGTTGTTGAAAAACATTTTAATATCTCAGTTGATGGTAAATCAGATGCATATATTGATGCACGTTACGACATGGTTCAAGAAGACCAAGTTGCTGCTGATAGTTCTGTTAAAAAGTTAGCTGACGATATGAAAAAAGAAAGAGACGATGTAAAAGTTGGTAACGATAAAGTTGCTACTGACGCTCGTGCTGCTTATATTAAGAAAAAGGTGAAATAATGTCTGTTCAAACTGCATATGATTTTAAACACGGTGAAGGTTTTGTAGGTCAAATGGCTGATCTACAATTAACAAATGTAATATCTAGAACTGTTGAGGCTTCTGCAATTGACTTCGGTCTTGCTGTTGTTCGTGGTACTACTGATACTGAATGTAAATTAGCTACTGCTACAGGTGGAAGCTTCTTAGGTCTTACTGTTCGTACAATTGCTGGAACCGCTGATACAGTTGGTGATCGTAAATATCAGATCGATGAGTCTGCAAATATCCTTGATGAAGGTGTAATTTACGCTATTTGTGAAGATGGTTGTACACAAGGTGATCCTGTATCATTTCGTTATGTTGCTGGAACTGGTCAACTTGGTGGTCTTGTTACTACTCCTGTTGCTTCAGAAACTGACGTTATTCCTAATGCTGTTTGGGATACTACTACTACTGCCGGTGCAATCGGTAAAGTTAAATTCAAATAAGGAGTCTTAAATGGCTAAAATACATGCATTGCCGGAAGGCGTGAAAATTACTAATGATGCTGATGCTGGTTTAGGGTTCGTTGAGTCAACTCTAACACACGTAGAAGCTAAAGTTTATGAAACTGAATATCGTCATATTGTTTATCAAGACGTTGTTCCAGTATCAAACGAAGCAGGAGAAGGTGCTACATCTGTAACATACTACTCTATTGATGGTGCTACAATGGGTAAATTCATTGGATCAAACGCAATTGATGTTCCATTATCTGATATTTCAACTAAACAATCTATCGTTCCTGTGGAACTTGGTGCTGTTGGTTATAAGTATTCTGATGAAGAACTTCGTCAAGCTGCAATGCTTAATCGTCCATTACCACAAATGAAAGCAAATCTTACAATGCGTGGTTATGAAGAACATGCTCAAGATGTATGTTTCAATGGTGACGCTACAAAAGGTCTTGAAGGTTTCTTAGATAATTCTAATGTACCTGCTGCTTCTGTTGTTAATCCTGGTTCAGGTACTGAATGGGTAAATAAAACTGCTGCACAAATCTTATTTGATGTAAATGCTTTATTTGGTCAAGTTTTTGAAACAACAAAACAAGTTGAAAAGCCTGATACTCTTGCTCTTCCAACTGCACAATATTCATATATTGCTAACACTCAAAGAAGTGATAACAGTGATACAACGATATTAATGTATCTTGTTCAAAACAGTATTTATCTTAATTCTGTTGATGACATTATTGCTCTTCCTGAACTTGTTGGTAAAGGTGCAGCTGCAACTGATCGTATGATGGTTTATACTAAAAACATCGATAAAGTTGTTTTTCATATCCCAATGCCTTTCCGTATTGAGCAACCTGTTCGTAAAACACTTGGTTGGGAAGTTCCTGCAGTTTATAAACTATCAGGTGTTGAATTCCGTTATCCGTTGTCTGCTGCTTATGCGGACGGTATCTAAATTTTAAATAAGGACGAAAAATGAAAATCATAAATAAAACAAGCCGTTTAATCTGTATCCAAACTAAGGAGGGACGTGTAGACGTTCTTCCAGGTGTTATCACTGATAACAAATCTCTTGACAAGCTTAAAGGTAAAGATAAAATCTTTGATCATTATCTTGAAACTGAAGCTTTTAAAGAAGTTGGTGGATCATCTAAAGGTCCAAGTGAAAAAGAACTTCTTACAGCTGAAGCAATTGAGCTTGGTATTGAAAATGCTGATACATTAAGCGTTAAAAAACTTAAAATTGCTATTCACGAAGCACAACAAAATAACTAGGGATTTCTCCCTGGTTACAATCATAAAGGACTTACCATGACATTAACTTGTGGACCAACAGAATTCAAAGCACGTTTTCCAGAATTCAGCGCCATTACAGATCCTCGTATACAAATATTTATAGATGACTCAACATTACTTATTGTTGAAGCAACATGGGGTACATTGTATTCTTTAGCAGTTTGTTATCTGACTGCACATTATTTAGCATTGGCAGAACAATCTTCAAATGGAGATAGTGGTAGTGTTGGAAATGTAGCTTCACAAGCTGTTGATGGAACTTCGATTAGTTTCAATAATCCAGCAATGAGCAGTGCCTCACAGGCATTTTATAATTCTACGTCTTATGGTCAGAGATTTTATTCTCTTATAAGATCACTAGGTGTAGGTGCAGCAACGGTTTAATCATGAAAGTTACAGTCAATTCAACTAATGGAAAAGGTATAAAAAAACTTTTCGATCGGTTAGAGAAAGGTAGCGTTGATGTTGGAATTCTTGTAGGTGAAGGCAAACATGAAGATAGTGATTTAAGTGTTGCTGAGGTAGGTTTCTATAATGAATTTGGAACATCTACTATACCTGAAAGAAGTTTCATAAGATCTACTATTAATGGTAAATCTAAAGAGATCAAGAAAGTAGCAGCTGCACAATATAAATTAGTTTTAAATGGTAAAACAACAAATGAAAAAGGTTTAGGAATTCTCGGTGCATTTACTGCTGGGTTAATTCAACAAACATTTACAAGTAACGATTGGCCAGATAATACTCAAGCTACTATAAATGCTAAAGGTAGTTCAAGACCTCTTGTAGATACAGGACAACTTAGACAATCAATCTCATGGAAGGTTAACGCATGAAAAATGACGTAAGCAGAGCACTAACTAGATGGTTAGAGCCGGTTAATATTATTCGCAAAGATGTTGGTTCATATGTTAACGGTGATTGGGTTAATGGAGCAGATATTAGTGTTCCTATTAAAGCTGTTGTTCAGAATGCTAACGCTGATGATTTGATATTACTTCCTGAAGGTAGTAGATCAAGTGAGAGTGTAAAAATTCATACAGTTTCAGAAGTTAAAACAGTTTCAGAAGTTGGTGAAACAGAAGCCGATCAGTTTGATTATGATGGATCTAGATATAAAATATTTGATGTTGCTAATCGTAAAATTGGAAATTATTATAAAGCAATAGCTATAAGGATTAAAGTGTGACGTTTCCAGAATTAAAACAACATATTAGAACATGGGTAGTTGATACTTTAGCTATGGAAGTTATTTTTGCTCCTGCTCTTGGACCACGTCCATTAGATCAATATGCTTTATTGAATATAGTATCTGTTGAAAAACTAATAAATGATGTTAGAACTGAGACAAGATTAGGAAGTGGTGCAATCCAAGCTGATTATCAAGGTATTAGAAAAGTTATGGCATCTGTTAATGTTTACAGAGGTGATGTTATGACTGAGATGGTAGATTTAAGATCATCGTTATCTAGAATATTAACTCAAGATTATTTTAATGCTTTAGATATAGGTATAATTAATTCATCAAATGTAAATCATATTCCAGAACTTATAGGCAAAGATTGGGAAGATAGATCTCAATGTGATTTCTTTTTTCATTACTTACCTACTATTCAAAATGACCCAGATATAGGTGAAATTAAGCAAATTGAAGTAACAAATGAAATAAATGGTGAAACAATCATTATAACATGATATAATTAGCAAATCAAAATAGGAGTTTAAAATGGCAGAGAAAAGAGCAATCAAACGTTTTGTAGACGTTGAGATTAAAAAAGATACTCCAAGTGTATCAGCTGCATCTTTTGGAATACCAATTCTAATTAGTAACAGCAACGTAATCACAACAGCTCAAAGAGTAAAGAGATTTACTACTTTAGCCGGAGTTGAAACATTGTTTCCAAACACAACAGAGGAATGGAAAGCAGCTGACGCTTACTTTAGCCAGGATCCTTTTAATGAAAATCAACCAGAAGAACTATTAATAGGTCGATACGTTGATGCACCAATTGCAGCAGTATTAGAAGCTGGTGAAACACCTTTAACAGTTCTTGCTACATGGCAAGCTATTACTGATGGTGAATTTGGTATAACTATTGATGGTGGTCTTGTTGATGTTACAGGTTTAAACTTTTCAACAGCAACAAGTCTTGATGATGTAGCAAGTATCATATCAGCTGGCACAGCTGGTGCAAGTGTTGCTTATGTTATTAATCGTTTTGTATTTACAAGTGATACAACAGGTGTAGCTTCGACTCTTACATTACTTCAAACAGTTGCGGTTCCAGCTGGAACAGATATAAGTGGAACTGGTTTCTTAGATGGTGATGTTATTAAATCTCCTACTAACCCAGGTGGTTCATTACTATCTCAAGGTCAAATTGCTGAAACAGCTGCCGATATGTTAACTGCTGTAAAAAATGTAAATAATGCTTGGTATGCTTTAGGTTTAATTAAAGCTTTAAGAGATATTCAATTTACTGAAGATTTATCTGATGCTTTAGAGTCTAACCGTAATATTATGATTACTGTTACAAATGATCCTAATACTTTAGTTCTTGGATCAGCGGCTTCACTTGCAGCTAAACTTAAAGCTAAAAATTACAAACGTACATCTTTAGTTTATCATGATAATTCAAATGTTTATCCTGATTGGTCATGGATGGGTCAACAACTTCCAAAAGATGTTGGTTCAACTAACTGGTCATATAAAACATTAGCAGGTATTGCAGAAGGAGCATCTCAAAATATTGAAGCTTCATCAATTACACAAACACAAATAGATGCAGCTGAAGATGTAAATGCAAATGTTTATACAACTACATTAGGTGCAAGTTTTATTTACTTTGGTACAATGACTGGTGGTAAAAATATTGATAAAGAAGGTGAGTTTATTGACATCATTATTAACATTGATTTTTTACAAGCACGTGTAGAAGAAGGTTTAATGAGTCTTTTACTTGAAAAAGATATTATTCCATTCACTGACGGCGGTATTACGATTGTTGATACAAGACTAAAAAATCTTTTACAAACATATGGTGTAGTTCAAGGAATTCTAGTTG